CCGCAACAATATCAATTACTATCTGTTGTGCCATTACTTCCTCCTGTTAAGTTCTTCAACCAAAGCATTGTATTCCTCAAAGGTAAGTTCCCAGAATTGTTCTGGCGTATAACCTGTGGCTATACAGAACTTAGCCATTGCGCTTAGGCTGAAGTATCTTCTTTTGGGACCTGCATTGTGACCCCTGATGCTTCTGACAACTCTGTAATTGTCATTGCTTCTGCATCTCCTATTGTAAGGGATGGGTTATTTCTCTTTGCCATAATATACTGCATTGCAAATGCAAGTTTTGCCTTAGATGGGGAATCATTCCATTCATCCATAGGCAAATCCAAATATTCTTCTACTTCTGCTAATTCTTTCCACTTCAAAGTGGCCATTAAATCGTTATTCATTACTGCCTCCATTAATCTAAATCATATCTTTTAACGATTGATTGTATATAGTTCTCATATTTCTCAACAATGTATCCAATATTGTCAAACACTGCTGGCCTTAAATATGGTTGAGCCTGTATATTCTTTTCAGGCCATCCATATTCTTGTACTCCTGCATATGGTACTGATTCACTTCCCGCCAATATTTGGGCTTTCTCATTACTGGGATTACCCTTTACTGATGATGCAAGAGCACCAGTAAGACGGGGAGCCATAGCAGAGGCTTTTCGTGATAATTCATCGCTTAAATCTTTGTTAAGTTCTGATCTATCTGTTAAATCTTTTTCAACTTTAGCAAGAGCAGCCTTTACTTGGGCTTCTCCTTCTACTGAAATAGATATAACCTCTGCCATGGCAACCTAATTAAGCAGTTACTCTTGTTGGCTTACCATCAAGAATAAAGTTCACATCAAATGTAAAGAATTCACCTGCTGCTCCACCAATGCTTGGAACAACCTCTGCATAACCAGTCGCTGTGAAGTGTGGTTGTGATACAGATGCTGTTGCATTACCGTGTGGTGCATAAGTGATATTTGTACTTACTCCTGGATTGTCAAACAACCATGAGTGGAATGATGCTGCTGCTGTGTCCTGGAATCCAGTAACAGCGCATGTGAAATCAAGTGAGTCTTCGTAATCTCCGAAACCAAGGGTATTTACAGCAGAAGAGAAAACAACATTGCTTACTCCACCCTGATATTCTGTACCGTCAACTTCGAAAATTATAGACTTGCCTTTAATACGAGCCATTTTAATTTCCTCCTTCAATATCTATTGAAATTCTTATGTTCGTTGCAAGAAATCTTGCACCATTTACATCTTGTATAAATGGTTTGTCAACAGTGAGTTTATTTGCTGTGGTGTATTCCCACATTGCAGGAATAAGAGTGTCTAATGTGTCATCAAGATTTTCTGTTTCAGTTTCATTAGTTGCAAATGGAACAAGTACTAATACCTTCCAATTTGTAGCATAATCTGCATCATATTGATTTTCATATACTGTAATGAATTCTGTATCAGGTTCCATAATCGCACAAAGTGGATTAGGTCTTTCTGGTACATATTTATAGACTTTAGATACACCACCAAGAATGATGGCTGATTCTAAGTCTTCTCTTACTGCCCCAATGTTCATGCAAACCTCACCATATAACGGTTAAGTAAAGGATACACACCAACGAGAGGGTCTCTTGCAGTATTGACGGGAGCACCATCATATGTTGCATATTGTGCCACTCCCATTGGTGCGTTACGGCGCTGGAATAGTTCTGACCCTACTTCAAGATATGAACGCTTTAACACACTTGGAGGAATCTTTGCACTCTTAATATAAGATGCAACTAAATCCTTTGCTGTGTCCCAACATTCTTCTACATATGCATCGTCATTACTTGATGCTCCTACATATGCTTTCAAATCAGTCCAGTCCATTGTCGTCTCCTAATTTTGATTAATCGTTTGGATTAGCAACCTTAACAAGTGCTTGTGGATCAAGTGCACCAATAGCAGCATATCCATAAACAGACATTGTGTTTGTTAGGTTAGTAATATCAGAATCAGTTAAACGGAAAGGTGCTCCTGCTGATTCGTATGTTGTAAGTGCAGAACGGTTACCTACATAGAGGTTACCTGCTGCAAATGATGGGTCAACAACGATTGGAAGACCAAGAATATTTCCTGTCAAACCAAGTGGGTTGATTGAACCAAGAGTATTTACTGTTGCACCCTGGTTTGAAAGTAGTGGACGGTTTGAACCATCAACGATTCCTGCAAGGTCCTTAAATACATCTGCAGAGCAAAGAATAAATTCAAGTGCCTTACCTGTATCTTCGTTAACCTTAACTGCAGAGTCAGCAAGTGCTTCAATAACAGCGTCTGCTGCCCATGATGCTACTGTTGCTGTGTTGAATCCTGTTGCTGCAATCAACTTAGCCTTTGCTGCTGCGTTTGTTGCTGCTGCATACTTTGCAACCATTGCACGGAATGCTGCATCTACATAAGCAACTGATGAACGCTCAACAAGTTGGCGTGACATATTGGTGTATCCACCGTATGTCTTGATTGGTGCTGTTTCAGATGTGATTGAGATTGAGCCGTATGCAAGTGTATCGCCTTCTGCTGCTTGTTCTGCTACATCCATACCGTTTGTAACACGAACTGGGTACTCAATGTTGTTGCCATCTGCTGGTAGTGCTGCTGAAGACAAAACTGCCCATGATGGGCGTCCTGCATTAAGAACCTGAAGTACATCAGATACCCATGCGTTCTTCATAATTGTGTCTGCTGTTGTTGGACCTGTGTAGTCACGATGTGCGTCTGTGTCTCCAGATGCAACAGCCTTAATGTATTCTCCGTATGAACGGAATTGCTTTACTGCTGGTGTTGAAACAGAAGTAGTAGCGAGAACATCAAGTCTACGCTCTAATTCTTCTGCGTGATTACGAACTTCTGCAATTTCTGCAGAGTAATCTGTATTTTCAGTCATTATTTCCTCCTTGACTTCTCTTACTTCAGTAACTGAAGCATTTTCATAAGCAGGAAATGCCACCAAAGAAACTTCTTTGAGGTCAACCTTCTTACGAACGATTGTTTTATTTTCTTTTTCATCTATTACAGGGATGAATCCTACTGAGAATGAGCGGATTGCTCCATCCTTAACTAAGTTAAGTGTCTCATTTCCCAAAGTTGTTTCAGAAATCTTTGCACGAATTAGAAGACCTTCTTCAGATTCTTCCATTTCTGTTACTCGTCCAATAATTTCTTTATGATCACGGAACAACTTAACATCGGAAGTTAAATCAATTGCGCCTTTATCAAAACGCTCTGACCATCCTCCACCAATGTCAATTGTTTCATTGAATGGAACAGCCACACCAGAAACTTCACGCTTCTCTGTGTCTGTTGCTCTAATTTCAAAAGAGCGCTTAATTAAATTATCCATTTTCATTACTCCATTCTATGCTATAGGTTCGTTGGGGGTTTCATTTCCCAAATTTGGCATGCCTTCCATTTCACGAACTTCGTCAAGTGTTAGGAAGCCTTTATCTAAACCAATTGCATAGGCTTGATATCTTGCATTCTGATTTGGACGAAGGAACTCAGTTAAATTAAACTCAGCCTCTTGTCCTCTTGGAAGCAAGTCTGTGATTGCTTGTTGAATTCTTACAATATATTGCTGTAAGCCATCATCATACAATCTACTTCTATCTTCATTACCATTAATATATGTCATACCCTGACCTTCAATGGCCATAGACAAATACATTGGTGGAACACCAAACATCAGTGCTATCTGACGATTGATGAACTTTTGGTTTTCTAAGAACTGTGCCTGCTCAGGATTTAATGAGATAGATTCATATTTTAATCCTGAAGATAGGACAGCAACACTTCTCTCTTGCTGAGATGCAATGAAAGCCTCTTTATTAGACTTTGCAACATCTTCAGAGAGAAATTCTGATGTTGTTAGCGCTCCTGTTGGAACTGCTGCGGTACGGAACCAATTATCAGCATAATTATGTAGGTCTAATGCTGAACGCAATACAGA